CCTTAGCTAGAGCTATGTTAGCAAGTTCATTAGTAGTCCAAGCTGACAGAATGTCATATTCGTCTGTTGGAGATGATACAACCATGTAAATTATCATAGCACACGCTCCAGAATGTCACGTAACCAAAACAGTTGTTTTACCGAGCAAGAGGTTTGCATCCCATCAATAAAGGCACGCTCTTTGAGAGACAGCTTAAAATAAGTTTCTGTCGTTGCTGTCAACATGTTGACAATCCTACCCGCTTCTTCAAGACGCTCAGCGGGATCAAGAGTACATTCACTTAGAGAGTGGTAGCTCATCTTCCTTCTCCTTTTCTCTAAGCTCCCTCAAGAGCCTAGAGAAAAAGAGGCGACCTCCGTAGAAGTCGCGCTCTTTCTGTGTTAGTTCTTGATCAGATTGGTTGAGTGTTTTTCCGTACAACCCGGCACGGCACATTTGTACTGCCGCACTTCATTGCGCTTCTTACCCTGATACTCCGTCTCCGCAAGCTCAACCTCCATCGTTTTGTTGAGCAGCGGCCCCTGATACTTCCACTGTGAAGGATCATCAGGATGTGTGTCCGAGCCTTCAAAGAATCCCGGCAACGTCAGATGAGCTTTTTCGGTTCCAGCAAACTCATCCTGCACTTCTTCCATCGGCAAGCCAGTAGCATGAACGAAGTCAAGGATAATAAAGCCGGCCTTAGAATTAAGACCAGCGAAAATCCTGCGGCCATCATACTCTGAGTTGTTGATGATAGCAAGTTCAGCGTTCAGTGACACAGACTCTCCATCCTTTGATGCCTTCGGACGGAAGTTCTTGACTTGTAGTGTGTACCATCCTGCTGGTACGGGCAATGCTCCAGAGAGTTCTTCTTTCTGATAAGACATTTGAAATGCCATTGTGTACTGCTCCTTATTCTTTGGTTTTGAAATTCAGTTAAAGTTTTGCTAAAGTCGCTCGTTTAGCCTTATGCTTCGCAATCATGTCCATGATGTTAGGCGGTTCGGTAGCATCAAGTAACATTGTAGTCGATGCCGTCACATCATACGTTGGCTTGCAAGTGACTTTATAATTCTGCTTACCGTCAACCTGAATACGGTAAACTTCATTGAAAAGACTGAGAATATTTTGAAGATACTGAGGACTAACCACTACCTTTCCAGTGTATTTGGTTTCATCCTTAGTAGACTCAGCGTTATCCTTCTCATCACGTTCGTGGAAAACAAAGATCATGTTCACTCCAAGTGGTACAAGCTCACCGATAAGATATTCGCAGTACCTTTGTACTCCTACCACAACGTCCCAATCTTTTCCTTTGTATACAGTAGTAGAATTACCTACTCTAATACCCTTGAAAAGCGTAGGAGCTTGTCTGCGAATCTCGTCTTCAAGAGCTTTTACCATAAATGTAACAGAATCAAATACAACAGTTGTTGGAAGAGTCAGACCTTTAGCCTTATTTGCTTTCATTACTGAAAGATCTGACTCAATCATAAGCATTGTCGGTTTAGAAAGAATAAACAAATCAGGTTTACCTTCCAGCGACTCAGCACGATCATCGAAGTCATAATATCTGATCGGACCCGGCGCTGTTGCAGCAAACCAACTCTTCCCACTCTTCGGTACTCCCATAATGGCAATTTTGAGACGCTCTGTGGCGTGTACATCCTCAGAGCGTACTCCGACCATGTTTGCGAAAGGATTTGGTGTCGTTCCCATTAGAGTCCTGCTCCTTTGGAGTTACTTTTTTGCGGTTACTATAGGTGCAGTATCTGCCACTACAACAGCTTGCGCTGCTACCAGAGCCGCCTCATCTGCGGCTGTCTGTACATCTTGTGCCAGCTCACTGGAAGCATGAGCGCGACACTTCTGATACTGCGTTACAGTTTGTGCCTCCGGATTCTCATCCGTCGGCGTGTCAGTAGTAATTGTGACAAGAAAATCCCCCGCTCGCCAGCATTGCATATGATTTGCAAGCATCTGCTGACACTTAGTAATCTGCAAATTCGGCAGACTTGTCACAGGTTCGTATGTTTTCGTTGTTGCCATGTGCTACTCCTTCTCCTGCTTGTTAAAATGTTGTAGGTTTAACAGTCTCCGTATCCCAGATCGGGAGCTTGAGGAAACCATTGTTGAGAGTAGCTTGTTCTGCTTCTCTAGAACTTTGTCTGCATACATCTCTGAATGCACACGTTGTCATGTGCCAGTTTGTGCAAGCTGTGGTGTTACGCCAGAGAGGAAAACTAGCTGCAAAACTTTCTGTATCGAGAATTAGATGCTGTACAGTTGCAAGCATCCTATAACGATAGGCTTCGAGCTGCTCTGACGTCTTCCTAATCGGCACGCGCTTAAACCGTTCTTGCGGTGTGGAAGCTGGTTTCTTCTGAATTAAGTTCATTAGAATCTTCGAGCAGTCACGCTTTAAGAGCTGGTCCTCCGGTACAAACTGCGGAAGAATCTTCGAGAGTGCATAAATGTACCCTGTTGGACCTTCCTCTGTCTCAAACTGCATCCCAGGATCGCCGCGAAAAGCACCCATTGTCGTATGATCTATAGGACAGATGAAATATCCATCGTCTACAATCAGGTCCATTCTACCAGCGAGATAGATTTCAATATCCTCGCCGATGTACAAGGGAACTTCACCGTTTCTGCCGAAGGAAACTTCTGTACCAAGAACTCTGATCTTCTCATTCAGCGGTGACATTACAGACGCATACTGCATCAACAAGCCAGCAAAACCGAACGCGCCGCCGATAACCTTAAACTCTTTATGCTCTGAGTGAACATCCATACTCATTTCCTGCCACTCGGCCATAGCACGAACAGAAGCCCACTTAGTAACATCAAAGTCAGGATTCTTAAACTCCTGATAATACATCTCCAACATCTTATGAAGCAGAACGCCAAAGTCCAAATACCACGCACGTTCTTCTTCTCCTTCTTTGACGCCGGATTTCTTTTGATAGCCTTGGACGTTGGAGTAAAAGAAATGCTGAGAACAGTTACGATAGGTGCTAAGCATGTGATTATCTATGACGATAATCAACTTCTGCTTGACCTCATCGTAGTGTATCCACGGCAACGGTATACGATTGAGAAACTCAATCAACTGATCGGAGGGTTTCATATTATTGTCCTTTGCAGATGTTGTCGATCTGACGTGATTCTGGAATAATGTCCTCGTACAACACAGGCACCAGACGCTTGAATTCTTTCAACAATGGAATCGTCACCTGCCGCATCTGTGGGTGTGCCTCTTTGCTGGTTCTCATCAGGAAGAAATGACGCCACTGCCTAAGATTGAAAGTCACTATTATCTTGCTGGAAAGGGCGTTCGGAAATACACTCCTTGCTTCTTGTGGGCGCCAACCCCTGTCCACAAGAGACTGGTAGCGTTGTTCTGCCGACTCTATGGCTTTCAACCAATCATGTTCGTATAAGCAATTCTGAGTATGTCCAGGTTTCAAACAATGAGTCCATGCCGGCTTATTCGCCTCCCGAAAACACGATGTAGATTCACGTGGCTCTTGTCCTGCAAGGCACAGAGGACACACCACATCCGGTTTTGGGTAGATGAACGTCGGCGGCATCTTCTTCGCATAGTTCACAAACCGCGTCGATTCCTGCGTGTACGCAGCCAATCGGTGTCGAACGATTTCATGTGTAATGCCACGGTCAACCAAAAACTCCACTGAGGCTGATACATGTTCAGTCACCGACCAGTCACCGTGTTGAAGAACCACAGCGCGGATGAACTTTTCACACTTAGCGACTTCAGCCAGTCTAATTTCTTCAGACGCATCACTTAGAGGGCCGCCAGTATTCATTAGATACTCGCGCTCGGCAACTACCAAAGCAGTTTCATCTTCCGAGCGATGACTCACACGCGCAGCGTACTCGATACGCTTCAACGCGCCAGCAAGCAACTCTGGCTCCATTATCTTTGCGTAAGGTTGTACAATCTTCATCCTATTTTCTCCAATTCTTCAAGTTGCTGAATTACTTTGTTGAGATAAAACTGAGCTTTCTTCAAGTCTTGCAGCACGTTACCTTTATGCTGTGCTCTGGCAACATACTTCACAACTTGCCAAAGCAGAGGACTCGATGGAAACCAATCCTGTAGCACATCTATAACCTCAAAGCGTCCAAAGG